ACAGTTGATATATTTCTATGACTCTGCTGAAAATATTATCAAACGAGTAAATCGAACTACCAACACCTTGGACATAGCCAACGAATATACAGCAGTTGTTGGCAGAAGAAATCTCAAATTTCAATATACTCATAACGCCAGCGTGGATAGACGGATCGATCCTTCTACCAGCAACATCATTGACATATACTTGCTAATTAGAAGCTATGATGAAAGTTACAGAATATATCTCGCAGGTGGCACTGATATCGAACCAGTGGCACCTACCAGCGACGCATTGAGAACAACATTTGGCACAGCATTGTCGTCAATCAAGTCTATCAGCGATGATATTATATATCATCCTGTGAAATACAAAGTGCTGTTTGGATCTAAAGCAGATCCTAAACTACAGGCAGTGTTTAAGATTGTTAAGAATCAAAATCGTTCGATCAATGACAACGATCTTAAAGTCAGAGTAATCACTGCTATCAATACTTTCTTTGATATTAATAATTGGGACTTCGGCGATCGATTTTACATGGGCGAACTAACTACATATATTTTAAACACAGTGTCTCCGGATCTTGCTAACATTGTGATAGTACCGAAACAATCTAATCAATCATTTGGTAGTCTTTTTGAAATACAAAGTAGATCAGATGAAATACTGATCAGCGCAGCCACAGTAGATGATATAGAAATCGTCTCTGCTATTACCGCATCCGAAATAGGTGCTAGTACCAACTCTATAGTATCAACAACTTATTAATATGGCCGATAAATTTCCTAACAGTCAACTACCTATACGCAGATCAGTAGAACTGCTACCAGTAATTTTCCAAACTCCTGCCAATGATAAATTTTTATCTGCGGTAGTTGATCCCTTAATACAGCCGGGTGTGCTAGACAAAGTTGTGGGGTACATCGGTCGTAGATATGACAAAACCTATAACGGTAAAGATGTATATGTTGATACAGATGGCACCTTGCGTAGCAGCTATCAACTTGAGTCTGGAGTGATATTTAAAAATCACGATAAAATAGAAAATTTCTACGACTATATTGATGTTAAAAATCAATTGAAATTTTTTGGAAACGCCATTGAAAGAGACGACAAAGTAACCAGTCAAACACACTACACTTGGGATCCCCCCATCGACTGGGACAAGTTTATCAATTATCGAGAATATTACTGGGAGCCACTGGGTCCACGCAGTATTAATATAACAGGGCAGAGTGCAGCCATCAACAGCACCTATAAGGTGGTATTAGGTACGACTAAGAATTCATTTGTATTCACCCCTGATGCATACACTAATAATCCCACGCTGACTCTTTATCGAGGACAGACCTACAAGTTCAAAGTCAATGCTCCTGCCGAAGGCTTTGCAATACGCACTAATTTTGACACGGGTAGTTTATTGTTTCAACCTAGCAGAAGCTATGCACAGGGTAGTCTTGTGGTTTATGATTCAAAACTATGGCGAGCTATTAGAGATATAACTAGTTTTGATACTAGCTCAATTACTATAGACAGTGAGGATTGGCAATATATAGAACCCGCCGGTGCAGGCTCTGCATTGGACTACGACAACGGAATCACCAACAACGGCGTTGAAAATGGTACCTTGACATTTGTGGTACCATACGATGCTCCTGACACATTGTATTATCAAAGTAAAATAACTCCGGATGCATTTGGCAGATTTATTATTGCAGACATAGAGGAAAATACATTTGTTAATGTAGACATAGAGATCATCGGCAAAACCACATATACCAGCGGCAACGGTATAGAATTCAGCAACGGTATGGTTGTTGAATTCTCAGGTAACATATTACCTACTATCTATGCAACAGATACATGGTTAGTAGAAGGAGTAGGCGCAGCTATAACCTTGACTAGATTTAGTGATCTTGTGGTGCCAGTACTTAGCACAGAAGTTCCTGAGGTGTTGTTTGATAACGAAGGCTTTGATACGCAGCCTTTTGACGATGCCACGGAGTATGCTGCATTTAAAGACTATGTTACTATTGCTAGAGATAGTGTTGATAACAATCCCTGGAGTAGATACAATCGTTGGTTCCACAGATCTGTCTTAGAAAAAGCATATCAATTAAGAGGTCAGGATTTTCCAGCCAACGAAGCTGCTAGAGCCAAACGACCAATTATAGAATTTCGTGCAGGCCTACAATTATTCAATCACGGGTCTACAGCCAAACAGACTGTGGATTACATAGACACTGCAACCACTGATGTGTTTTCTATTATCGAAGGCGCCAAGGGATATAACATAGACGGTGAATTTATATTCGAAGGTGCAAGAATACTAGTAGTAGCAGACACCGACAACCTAGTCAATAATAAAATTTACACAGTGGAATTTATCACCCATAACGGCGTTGTTCAAATACACCTTAATGAAAGTGATGATACTGAATCGATACTAGGGCAATGTGTTACTGTAAGACGCGGCGCAGTAAACAAAGGGCTAATGTTCCATTACAACGGAACTAATTGGGTATCTAGCCAACCCAAGACTACAGTTAATCAAGCTCCTATGTTTGATGTCTATGATTCCAATGAAATCAGTTTCGGTGACAACACCACATATGCAGATACAGAATTCACTGGGTCGAGTATATTAAGCTATAAGCCAGGTACTGCTAGAATCGATAAAGAACTAGGATTCAAGATCAGTTATCTCAACATAGATAATATCGGAGACATAGAATTTAATTGGAATTGGGACACTGAAATATTTCGCTATACCATTGACCGATCTCCTGTGCAGAAAAAAATATCTACAGGTTTTTATAGATTTGGATCTAATAGATATGCCAATGGATGGCAACAACTAGATTCTAAATATCTACAACCTATAATAGATAATCAAATAGTAGAAACAGCCACGAACACTTTGGTGTTTTTCACAGTACAATGGGAAAGCCTAACTGTTGACCCCGAAATAAATTTCTATGTTAACGGCGTAAAATATACCGGTACATGGACTAGAAATCGTGGCACCTTTGTGTTTAATAAAACATTTGCAGTGAAAGATGTTGTAGTAATAAAACTTATCACAGATATTGAACCTGACCAAGGTTTCTATGAAATACCAGTCGGCCTAGAAAAAAATCCTTTTAACACACCTATTGCCTCGTTTACTCTTGGTCAGGCTGTTGATCATATTGCCAGCGCAGTAGAATGGGACACAGAATTTACAGGAACATTGCCAGGAGTTAGTAATCTAAGAGATCTTGAAGATTACAGACTGTTTGCCAAAAGATTTTTAAAACATAGTGGTAACACACCATTGGCTGTGATGACCTTGTGTGACAAATCTCATAATATTATAAAATCTATTCAATATGCTAAAAAAGAATATACAGATTTTAAAAACAATTTCCTACAACGGGCAGTTGAAATTGACTTTAATGATGACGTAGTTAATTTTGTTGATGATATCATTAATAGTCTTACCGCAGTAAAAACATCAAAAAATGCATTTGCTGATTCAGACATGATAGGAGCCGGTGCTTATACTGCATTAGCAACAATAGTTGAAGATCCGGGAATCACAGTGTTTTCTCTAACACAACCATTTGATTTAAAAACACCTAGTACTCAGGCTGTTTATGTTTATAAAAACGGTGTGCAATTGATAAACGCTCAAGACTATGAATTTGATTCTACATTTAGTTTTGTGAAAATCTTAAAGTCAATATCGGTAGGCGATGCTATTGAGATAAGAGAATATCTCAGCACAGCAACCAATCATATTCCTCCAACCCCTACAACCATGGGATTGTACAAAAAATATACTCCGATGAAATTTCTTGATGACACCTATCAAGAACCTAGATATGTGATACAAGGACACGATGGTAGTATCACATCAGCCTATAATGATTTTAGAGATGATCTGTTGATGGAACTTGAATTACGCATCTATAATAATATCAAGCAGGAATACGATCCTGCAGTTTTTGACATAGATCAAATATTGGCCGGATACTACGGTGTAGGCGAATATTCTAAGCCTCAGTTAGATGGTATTGTAGTGCAGGATTTTCTCAAGTGGATTCAAAATACCAACATCAACTATACCTTGAATGAATACTTTGACAGTGAGAATTCATTCACTTACACCTATTCAAATATGTCAGACCCTACCAAGACCAAAAACATCCCTGGCTGGTGGCGCGGGGTATATCAACATTTCTATGACACCGATCGCCCGCATCGCTGTCCTTGGGAGATGTTGGGATTTAGCCAGCAACCATCTTGGTGGCAAGAAGAATACGGTGCTGCACCTTATACCAGCAATAACTTAATTCTTTGGGAAGACCTCGAAGCCGGTGTTATTCGACAAGGTGTTCGAGCTGGAAGACACGATAGATACAAACGTCCGGGGCTTATTCGACATGTACCGGTAGATGGAGACGGCAAACTGTTAAGCCCGTTAGACTCTAATCTAGCACAGGATTTTTCGTTGATCAACAATCGTGGTCCTTTTGTACTAGGGGACGTGAGTCCGGCGGAGTACGCCTGGAGATCTAGTTCTGAATGGCCTTTCGCAATAGTCACCGCTATGTGCTTGATGAAACCATTCGAATATATACCTGACAATTTTGATAGATCAAGAATCATAAAAAACAAGTTAGATCAATATGTAAATTTCACCACAAATTTATTTGTGACCATTGCAGACATTGCACCTTACGTGACAAATTCTACAGCGTTAGGATTGGTAAAGTATCTAACCAGCTATACAAAATCTCAAGGATTGTCTTCGGACGGTCTACAGACTAAAATAGAAAAATTAGATGTAGCTCTTAGTTTTAGGATGAGTGGGTTCGTTGATCAACAACAGCAGAAATATCTATTAGATTCTAAAAATCCCTCAGCTACTACATCTGGAATTTTTATCCCTGCAGAAAATTACGACATTATATTCAATGTCAGCAGCCCGGTAACCACAGTAAGCTACAGTGGTGTGAGACTGGAAAAGACTGCAGGCGGATGGATAGTAGCAGGCTACGATGACATTCATCCTTACTTCAATTATCATTTAGCTCAGGCCAGCAGCAAAGATCCCGTAATCTCCGTAGGTGGTGTTAGTGAATCATTCACAGACTGGATAGAAGACAAAAACTACAACAACGGCACACTAGTAAGATATCAAAGTAATTTTTATCGAGCAGTAAAAACACATCGAAGCGGCGGAGATTTTGATCGTAGTCAATGGAAAAAACTGGGTGATGTGCCGAAAGTAGGCGCAATAGAAGCTCAACGTAGACGTGTGTTTAACACATTGTCGGTGAGACAGATTAGCTATGGAACACTGTTGACCTCTATACAGGAAGTAGTGGATCTGTTATTGGGGTATGAAAGTTATTTGAAAACACAGGGCATCATCTTTGATAATTATGACCCTCAAAATGCCACCAGCCAAGATTGGCTCAGTGCTGCCAAAGAGTTCATGTTCTGGACCAAACACAATTGGGAACCAGGAGCTATTATTGCCCTAAGCCCATCTGCACAAAAATTAGAGATTTCAGTGCCGATAGGAACACCAGACAATTTATTAGACGGATTCTATGACTACCAGATCCTCAAGGGAGACGGAACGCCGTTGGCTCCGAGATTTATAAATGTTAACAGAAGTTTTCAAAATCTCAAGATAGAAACCACAAACACTACCGACGGTATCTACTATGCAAGACTGCATTATGTAATAAAAGAACACGTCACTGTATTTGATGATCGCACAGTATTCAATGATATTATCTATGACAAGCCTACTGGATATCGTCAGGGCCGTATTAAAATGCAGGCCTTCCGTACAGTGGACTGGGACGGCGACTACACCAGTCCCGGATTTATATTTGATAATGTGGATATACAGATCTGGAAACCTTTCAACGATTATAGACTAGGAGATATCGTATCTTACAAATCGTATGATTGGACTAGCCTTGTAAATCAACTAGGCACAGAAGAATTCAATGATGCCAACTGGACAAAACTAGATTCAAAACCAGTCAAACAGCTAGTGTCAAATTTTGATTATAAGATAAAAGAATTCAGCGATTATTTTGAAACTTCCTCTCAGGGACTAGATCAAAGTCAACGAGAATTAGCTAGACACGCCATTGGTTATCAACAACGAGACTATCTACAAAATCTTGCAGATGATTCTGTGAGCCAATATCAATTGTACCAAGGATTTATTAGAGAGAAAGGCACTGCCAACAGCATAAACAAAATTTTTAACAAGCTCAGCAGATCGGGTTCAGACAGTGTTATACTCAATGAAGAATGGGCCTTTAGACTAGGTCAGGTTGGCGGTGTTGATCAATTTTCAGAAATTGAAATTCAACTAGAAAAGAATAGATTTAAATTGAATCCACAGCCGCATTTGGTTACCAGCAGCGAATCGCATAATGCATTGGATCAATATTACAGGTTTACTGCCAGTGATTTTACAATTTCTGCAATTCCTTACACTACGGATATTTTACCTACTACAGTAGATCTAGAACCAGAATTAACTGCTGGCTACGTTAGTTCGGGGCAGTATCAACATGTGATCGGCACAATAGATCAATTAACCACATTGGATATAACCACAGTTGACGAAAATGATCACATCTGGGTAACATTCGATCAAGACTCATGGCAGATACTTCGAGTTAACGAATCTCCACTGCTATATGTCACCGAAGCACTGCGTATAGACGACACGGTTGTTACTCTGACACTGAATAGACCGCATTCGATAGTAGTTGATAGTTATGTAGGGTTCCGTGAGATTGTCAACCTTAGTGGATTTTTTAAAGTCAGCGCAGTAACTAATACCACTATAACAGTTGTGGTCAACGCAGACATCAGTGATCCCGAGCTAGATTCCAGCACAACAGTTAATATTCAATTATTGACTACTGCAAGATTTGCCGACTATGCAGCTGTCGATCAACAGCCAGTAGCATTGTTGAAAAACAAATCATTGGTATTTGTAGACAACAACGGCAGCGATCAATGGGAAGTAGTACAGAAAAATAAATTATATACTGCGAAACCTATAGTAGATTTTGGTACCTCAGCACCACTGCTCACTGGTGCTAAGGTTATTTACGACAATGTCAACAAACACGTGATCAGCAGCATGCCTGGCGCAGGATTTGTAAATGTGTATGTGGAAACAGATACAGGACTTTCGTTAAAACAGATCATAGCACCACCTATTGGATTCTATGACATTGCTCTAGGATCGTTCGGCGAAAAAATGGCAGTAAGTCCAGACGGCAAATATCTAGTAATCGGTGCGCCTACCGCCAGCGGCGTAGTGAACAGATACATGGGCGAGTGGCAAACCGAAGTGGCCTATGAACAAAATGATATCGTGCTGTATGGTGGTAGACTTTATAGAGCATTAAATGCCAATGGAAATTTTGTTGGTCTAGGTGATGGTAGTACACAGGTAGCTATAAATTCAGATGATTGGGTACAACATACCACAGTTATCCCTGCTGAAACATCAGCACGTAATCCCGGCTATTATCAACAAGGTATGGTTGCTGTATATGAATTTATCAGCGGCAGATATATCAACACCACAGCGTTTGTGAGTCCTCGACCCACAGACAACGAAAAATTTGGATCAGAAATCACGGTTGGAGTAAACGGAACCGAATATTATCTAGCAGTATCTGCCATAGGCTCTTACAACAACACAGGCAGAGTATATCTTATCAAGTACACCGGAGCTGAATGGACACACATGGAAAACCCTTTGTACAAGGGTATCTACAATCTGTTTGATTCATACAAGCAAGGTGAAATAGTATGGCAAGCTGCTCAAGATCCTGTGGGCGAAGCTGTTCGTGGCAACCTCTGGCAGAGTCTAGATGGTTCAACATCAGACGGCAGCACTATAACTCTAGATTCTCAGAATTGGCTAAAAGTCAGTGAGATTTCTACACACTGTTCGTTGCCCACAAATATCTCTGTAGAAGATGATGGTTCTACCTTAGAATTTACTACCACAGGACTGTTAACAGACACACAAAAAGCAGAATTAGTCAAGCAGGGAGATCAATTTGGTTTTTCTATGACTATGAGCAGTGATGGCAGCATATTGGTCATAGGAGCACCCGACAGTGACGGTGCCTACTTTGCTAATTATAGAGGACTGTGGCGTGCCGATGTAGAATATGTTGAAGGCGAAACAGTTAGATATCGAGGATCACCTAGCGAGTCATATCAGTACTATCAGTTAGGTGATTTATTCTTAGGCCCAGATAGTACATATCGAAGCTACAACGAGGATCCCTCAGACAGTGCAAGTTGGCAACAAGTTGGAGATAGTACCTCCACTTCCAGCGGTAAGATTTTTGTTTACAAGAAAACTCAATATGATTCTTATGAACTAACCCAGATGATCAACGCCGGCTCGTTGTCATCGTTTACCGATATTGATTCTGGGTTAGTTATTAGCACAGGAGATCAATTTGGTTTTAGTATGGACATGGATTCCAACGGAACAACCTTAGCTGTTTCTTGCCCTAGATCAGATGTAAACTATCAAGATCAAGGTGCTGTATTTGTGTTGGAACTAGATCAACCAGTTACTGAATATCGTGTGAAACAACGTTTACAGAGCTATGAAATATATGCCAACGAATATTTTGGCTTTGCTGTATCAGTGAGTCCTGATAGTGCGAAAATAGCTGTAGGTGCTAGAAATACCAAAACGCCATTTCCTATCAACTTTGATCTACTAGAAGGTACTACATTCGACAATAGCAGAACACGCTTTTATGTAGAACAAGGATTTACTGGTGGAGTCTATGTGTTTGATAAAAAGGATCAAATATTTTTCCTCACAGAAAAACTTGACAGCGATTTACAAACAGATGAATCATTTGGTCACAGTGTAGATTGCGTGGGCACAAAGTTGCTGGTCGGGTCTCCTTACTATAGAAATTCAGTGACTAATACCTATCAAGGAATTTCTCGACTGTTTACTTCCAACACCACCGGCGCAAGTTGGACCACGTTGACCAACCAACAGCCATTGGTTGATCTAAGAAAAATAAAGAAAATTGAACTCTATGACAATGTCAAAAATGTAAAAATACAAGATGTAGATTACATTGATGCTGCTAGAGGAAAAATTTTAAACATAGCCGAACAGGAAATAAAATATAAAACTCCCTATGACCCTGCAGTATACACTGTGGGTACAACATCAGTGGTAGTAGATACTACTATTAACTGGTTGGAAAAAAATGTAGGCAAATTATGGTGGAATATCAGCACCGCTAAGTTTCAATATGCAGAACAAAAAGATTCTGCCTATAGAATAGGAAATTGGAATCAAACCGTTCAAGGCGCCAGCATTGATGTTTATGAATGGGTAGAAACAGTGCTATTACCTAATGAATGGGCAGCTTTGGCAGACACCAATGCAGGTCTAACTCAAGGCATCAGCGGACAGCCTTTGTATCCTAACAATGATGTTTACAGTGTGAAATTTTTCTTTAGTTCTACTACTGGTCAAGTTTCAGAAACATTGTACTATTACTGGGTTAGAAGCAAGGCTGTGACTCCGGCTAACATGGTGGGTCGCAAACGATCAGCAGCCGAAGTGGCAAATTTAATTTCTAACCCCGCAGGTACTGGCATTGCATTTGTGGCATTTTTGCAATCAGACAAATTTTTAAGTTATAATTTTAAATCAATTATGCAGTCTGACACTGCACTGATAAATCTACAAATTAGAAAAAATTTAGAATCACAGATTCCTGTACACAACGAATATCAATTGCTCACAGAAGGTGTGGCTGATAGTTTGCCTTCTGCTAAACTAGAAAACAAATGGATCGACAGTCTCGTAGGTTCGGATATCGCCGGCAACAAAATTCCGGATATATCATTGTCAGCCAAACAAAAATACGGAATTGAATATCGACCCCGGCAAACCATGTTTGTTGATAGAATTTTAGCACTGAAAATTGTTATAGAATACATCAACAATATTTTACAAAAAGAAACGTTTGCAGAGACCATAGATTTTACCAATCTCAGCAGTGTGGATACTGTGCCTAGTTCTGCATTAAATCTTTATGATGTGGCAATAGACACCGATGTTGACCTTCAGACAGTGGGGACCACTAATACTCGTCGTGCTGTTCTACGAGGCAATCTAATCAATGGCGAATTAGATACCATAGATATTGTGGATCCTGGCTACGGATACAAACCCAAAGAATTATTTGATCAAGAACAGAGTGGAATTTATATTGGCCCGCCGATCGCTATATCCGGAGACGGAATTAACGCTACCGCAGTGTGTCATATAGACGGCCAAGGTCGTGTAATTATTGTGGTAGTAACTAATCGAGGTAAAAAATATAGTAGCATAACTGTTCAGGTAAGATATTTTTCTGTGTTAGTTAACAATGATGCTACCCTAAACGATTTTTGGAGCATATATTCTTGGGATGATTTACGAAAAGTATATTTCCGTAGCAAATCTCAATCCTTTGATACGACCAAATATTGGAGCAAAATAGATTGGGTCCGCACAGGATATAACAGCAGTCTTCGAATAATTAAAGAATTAAACAGTATCTACGACGTAGTTGATGCTCAAATTGCCATCGGTGACATCATAAAAGTCAAAGAATATGCTGCCGGTGGTTGGGCCATATTCGAAAAAATCTCAGACACTGCTGAGTTGTTCCTAGACAGGTATCTATTAGTCAGCAGACAACTTGGCACCATCGAAATAAATTCATCATTATATAATACAGGTATAATTGGGGTTGGATTTGACAACACACAAGCATTCGACACCACAACATATGACATTGAAAATTCTAGAGAATTAAGAAATATTTTCACAGCGATCAAACAACAAGTGTTTGTTGGTGACTATGCAGTGGAATGGAACAAGTTATTTTTTGCTTCAATACGACATGTGTTCAGCGAACAGCAATATGTAGATTGGGTGTTCAAAACCAGTTTCCTAAATGCCACACATAACATTGGGGCATTCGAACAGAAAGTTAATTATAAAAACGACAATTTACAGAGTTATCAAGAATACATCAACGAAGTTAAACCATTTAGAACCACGGTTAGAGAATATGTAAGTCGTTATGATACCCCAGAAACATATTCATCGGCAATAGCTGATTTTGATTTGCCACCGTCATATTCAATCTTTGATGGCCGAGCCAATCCTGTTAATGCGTTATCTGCAGAAATATCGCAGTATCCATGGAAATGGTGGGCAGATAACAACGCCTACACGGTAACTGCTATAGAAGTGTATCAACAGGGCTCAGACTATATCACTCCTCCCAAGGTATTGATCAGCGGAACAGGTACCGGTGCCACTGCTAAAGCATTTATTTCCAACGGCAAAGTTTCAAGCATACAGGTACTAACTGCAGGCTCAGGGTACACCGCGGCACCAACGATTACATTGGTGGGCGGAAACTCTCCTACCTCTATCCAGGCTAAAGCAGTATCGGTTATAGGTGATGCTCAAGTTCGAACATTTGATGTCTCAGTAAAATTTGATAGAATTTCTACAAGCGGAATTTACAACACATTTTCACAGACGCAGACATTTACAGCCACAGGCAGTAGTGCTGTGTTCTTGCTGAATTACTCACCAACTAACGACAAAGCTAAAATTAGAGTAACACAAAAATCATTTGTAACTAAAAAAACACAAGTGGTGTTAGCCAGCGAATACTCAATCAATCTATATTATCAAGCCACTGATAGTTATTCTTTATTGCGTGGAAAACTGGTGTTTAACACAGCGCCGTCTAAAGATGATGAAATAATAGTGACCTATGACAAGAACATTTTGTTATTCGATGCTGTGAATAGAATCAACCAATCCTACACACCCAAAGCAGGCATGATAGGAAAAGAACTAAATCAGTTGATGACAGGTATTGACTTTGGTGGAGTTAGAATCCAAGGAACCACATTCGATGTTACTGGTGGTTGGGATGCTCTACCTTGGTTCACAGACAATTGGGATTCAGTGGAGTCTAGTTCGGATTATTATCATGTTGCCGATGGCAGTACTGGCACAGTAACACTACCATATATACCAGCTGCTGGCCAACAAATCAATATCTATGTCAAACGAAAGAATACTAACATCACTGTACGTGTTGATGATGAAAATTATTCACCGGTGCAGGATTCTAGCACAGGCACAAATCCAACAGCAGAAATGCCAACATTTGTCGGTGATGGCGTGAATGCAGTAGTGACCATTGGTGGTTATCTAAGTACCATAGACGGTGATATTCTTATATTCCGTCCTATAGAAAGCGATGGATCTGTTGTTATAACAGATGACAATATTCTAGATACCAAACTCAGTGGAGGATCGCTGTCGTCGATCAGCGGCGCCTACGCCACAGCTAATGGTACCACAGCAGAAGAAATAACTATCACTGGTGGTAAATTCATAGATCCTACAGTAGTGCCAGCACCTGAAGAAAATGTTCCGGGGCAGGTGATAGAAAGTGTTTCAATCAAGGTATACAACAATGCAATCTCTGGTGCTGCAACACTACAATCCAATGTAAAAACGGCTAACGGTACAGATACAGAATTTGCCATAGGACAAACAGTATTAGAAACGCAGTCAGTGTTTGTGTATGTGTCTAATACACCAAGAACTATTAACACACACTACACTATCGATCTTGAAACAAATACTGTAAACTTCTTGGCGGCTCCGTTAGCAGACGAATTTGTAGAAATATTCAGTATTGGAATCGGTGGTGTTGGTATTTTAGATTATCAAAGTTATACCGCAGATGGCGCTACTGGATTATTTTTGACCAATGCCAATTATGACAATACCAGCAGTGTATTTGTTAGTGTTAATGGCACCCAGGTTGATGTGGGATTCCGTAACAGCACAGATGTAGTCGATGCTGTGGGCAAAACTTTGGTAGATTTTGGAATCACTCCACAAGTGGGAGACATAGTTAAAATAGTATGTTTGGAAGCAACAGCTGATATTGATAGTTCGGGATTGTCTTTGGTACAAGTTAATACTCAGACCTTCTACTTTGAAGGAAGCACAAGAAGTTTTGAGATTACCGGCTTTAGTGAATTAACTAGGGGGTCGACTCTAAGCTCAATGATAGTCGAAGGCGCCGGTCGATTGTTGAAAGGGCCCGATACAGTATATGCTGTCTATGACGGTACCAATAATGTATTCTCGCTAGGTTTAGACCCACTCGAACCCGGCGGCAGCATACTGCCATCAAATCTAAAAGTTTTTATAAACAATATACCTAGAACATTTATTGTAGACTACACTCTAGATGGACCTGCTAAAGTGCTAACTGTTAACGCATCTAAATTATTCATCGGCGATGCTATTAAGATTGAAAATGATCTCAGGGCAGAATATTCTATACAAGATAACACTATTACTATCGACTCTGCATTTGACTTTGGATTTCCTGGAGATTCTACAGTATCTGATTCGACATACCCTGCAGTTAATGTCACCTGGTTTGGCGAGTATCCATCTATGGATATTATCCAAGATGAAAGCAGTGGGGGTCAAGTACAGTATAAATTATCAAGATCTCCGATCTCAGTAAGCTATGTGTGGGTATATAAGAACGGACTTCGCTTAAGACAAGATAAGGACTATTATGTGAGTTTGCCTAGAGCGGTGGTATACGTCACAGCGGTTTCAACCCCTGCAGATACTATAAAAATTGTAAACTTTTCCAATGAAATCTTTAAATTACCGTCGGCTTATGAAATTCACAAAGACATGTTGAATGTGTTTCATTACAATAGATTTTCAAAAGATGAATGTAAATTAACCAAGGTGTTAAACTACTACGATACAACAATAGAAGTTACTGATGCTACTGAATTGTCTCAGCCAATAGCCAATAGAAATTTACCAGGTGTTGTGTTCATTCAAGGTGAACGCATTGAATACATGTCAAAGGTAGGCAACATATTGAGCCAACTACGTAGAGGTGCTCAAGGAACGGCTATAGCAAATACATATGCGCAGGACACAGCAGTTGTTGATGTAGGATACAGTGAAGTGATCCCGTATAACGAAGTTCAGCAGAGAACTGACTTTACCAGCGACGGTAGCACATTGTTAATTGGACCGCTAGATTTTGTGCCTCAAAAGGGTACTAGAAGCGGAACATGGTACAGAAGTTCTATACCAGCAATCTATGGTCCTTGCGATCAAATAGAAGTGTTTGCCGCAGGCCGTAGACTAAAAAAAGATCCTCAAGCCGTTTATGTAGAAGCCAATGGTGCTGCTAGTCCAGCAGCAGATCAGACACAAGAAGCCGAGTTCAGCGTAGACGGTGCAACAGCACAGATACGACTTACCACTGTTCTACCAGCAGGTACTCGAATCACAGTGTTACGAAGACAAGGTAAAACTTGGCATGCTAGAGGTGAAACAACGGCTACAGATGGCGTAAGTTTGATAGATTCTGATACAGCCATAGCTAGATTCATTGTGGAAAAGACCACAGCTATACCTGAATAAATACATGATGGAACAAAAAGAGATCAAAATGCCAAACAATCAAGATCAACAAACAGTTAGTCCCCAAGCTCGCCCTAACGAAACAGGCGGGTTTCATTTTGAAGGACATATAAAAATCCATGATCCCAACACCCAAGAAGTCTTTGTGGACAAACGCAATGCTATTCATTATGAAAATATGAGTGTGGCCATGGTCAACAGTTTAAGCAATCAAGGCTACGGAACAGTGTACCAAATGATTTTTGGTACAGGTGGGACCACAGTGGACCCCACCGGGCTTATCACATATCTTACTCCGAATACAGTGGGAGTAAATTCTAGCCTATACAATCAAACCTATCAAAAAGTAGTGGATCAAAACGCCATTGAAAATCAAGATCCGATTAGAAACAAGATGGAAATTAGACATATCAGCGGTGCAACCTACAGTGATATTTTGATCAGTTGTTTATTAGATTACGGCGAGCCTTTAGATCAAGAAGCCTTTGACAACAGCGTGGATATGAATGGTGAATTTGTGTTCGATGAATTGGGATTAAAAGGTCTCGGCCCAAATACATCAGACGGAAAGTTACTGACTCATGTTATATTTCATCCAGTACAAAAAAGTTTGAATAGATTACTGCAGATAGACTACACCATACGTGTGCAGAGTTTAACTGGCTTTGCTGAGGTCTAATCATGCCATATATAGTTAATTTTACAGATAACCAAAACAAAAGTCCTATCACAGTATTTGATAATACTTCTAGCACAGACACCAGCCTAGTCTTTCCTGGTCGAAACGTCACCGGCTACGGACAGATCATAGCGGAAAACTTTTTATCACTGCTGGAAAATTTTGCATCTACTAACCAACCGGTAAATCCAGTAGAAGGACAGTTATGGTATGACAGCACTGGCGGCACACAGACTCTGAAAATATGGGATAACACAGCATGGAAAGCAGCCTCAGGCATACAGAAAGGTGTTAGCCAACCTGCGGTTGAGACTAGTAAAGTTGGCGAACTTTGGGTAGATACCACAAACCAACAACTGCGCATTTTTACTGGCACACGATGGATTTTAGTTGGCCCTACTGAAAGTTCAGTAGGCGGTTTAAGATACGGACCCGTAATAGAAAAAATATCTGATTCCGACAACGTAGATAGATTTATATTGGTATTTTATATTGCCGATATTCCTGTGATCGTTATAAGCAAGGACAGCTTTACTCCTAAAACTTTAATCACTGGATTTGTCACGGTAAAATCGGGAATAAACATCAGTGCTCCGGCCGATTCCACTGAAATAGCCAATTTTGTAGGAGGGTTTTTACCTCTGCTTAACGGTACGGCTAAAAATGCTCAAGCACTATTAGTAGGTGGAGTAGAAAAAGCTGCAGGAACATTTCTCAGATCAGACACTATTAACACCACTGATTATGAAATAAAAATAAAAAACAACAACGGTCTTTCTATCGGAGTTGACGAAACATTCAAGTTGTTATCGACTGAATCATCTAACAGCATATACAATTCTGCAGCAGGTAGTTCTCTTGATTTACAGACTAACAGAAACGGAATTCCTGCAACAATACTTAGAGTAATAGATAATCTTGTAGGAATAAATCAAGAAAACCCAACCGAATCTCTAGATGTTATTGGTAATTTTAAACTCACAGGAACACTAGTATCTAACAACACCACAGCTAGTAGTAATTTGAATAATGGTAGTATAAGAACACTGGGCGGAGCAGCAATTACTAAAAACTTAATTGTAGGAGATGGCATAGATGTTACTGGAACCCTACAAACTAATACCATACAACCAAGTCTCACCAACACCTATGATTTAGGCACAGGTCTAAAAAGATTCAACAATATACGTGCTAAAACAATCATAGCAGATACCATACAGGGTGTACTAGAAGGAAATATCAGTGGTAATGCTAACACTGCCACTGCCCTGAGCACAGTGACTAGTTTTCAACTAGCAGGCGATGTTGTGTCACCTGCTGTGCCGTTTGACGGTCAGGTAGGCGCAGCTACTAAAATCTTCAATGCTACTCTTACCGCAAACATCATAGCAGGTAAAAGTGAACCGGCACCTAACCGAGGTAAAAAGGGAGATTTTGTATTAACATATAGACCAAGTGAAAGTACTTTGGCTAGTTCGGGATTGTTGAAACAGACTAGAGAAGTTTTCATGGGCGATTTAGCTGTGCCAATTGGTGCAATATTACCTTATGCGGGTGGAACTACTCCTGATGGATATTTGTTATGTGATGGATCAGAAATTGAAAGATCAAAATTTGGTGATTTATTTGACATTATTGGAGTTACATTTAATGGATCCGCAGCATTAGTGGGTGTGAATACATTTAGATTGCCTGACCTTAGGGGTAGATTTGCTCTAGGCAAAGATAACATGGATAATGCAGGAACTGTACCAACATCTGCAGGTCCTTATATAGACGCCGGTGGTGGTACTGCAGGCCGTGTTCCAGACGTGCAGGCCACGATCCTGGGCGGTGCAGCGGGCCTTAGCTCAGT